AATCTCGTCTTTCCACAGAGCCTTATAGGTCGAGGCCTTCATATTCTCGTTGATGAATGCTTCGAACGCGCGGGGCTCCTGAATCTTCTTTAGAATACTGTTCATAACTTAGTCCTCCTTTCTTTACTTCAACTTGAACTGATGCAATGAGCCGAGAGCCTCCTTGACGGCTTCGCTGACAGGGAAGGGCATGGTGTCCTCCTCGATTTCGAAGGCTTGCAGGGTGGCGGCTACCTGCGGGAAGTCATTATCGCGGAGGTCGGTTGTCTCATAGGCGAGGCCAAGGACAACAGCGCCCTCTTCCATGGAATCGACGGCAGCATCCTTTGCGACAGCTTTGGCGAGAGCCGTTACGGTGAGAGTCGAAACACCATCAGCGGTGCTGATAGCGGAGATAGTAGAGCCAGCAATCTTGTCGCCTACGGCGTACAGACCGTTGTCTACGATTTTCAGAGTCGTTGCGCCACTTTCGGCAGCTTCATAGGCCACAGCGGACTTGATGACGAAAGCCTTGCCCGTGGTCTTGTTAAATCCGAGGACAGTGCCCTTCGGCAACCAACGGAAGTCGGTCGGCAGATTCGTCTTGTCGAGGTCGTAGCCACCCTGACGGCGCACACAGTGCTCCTCCCACCAGAGTGCCTCTTTAATATCGGTGGGATTCGCCTTTTTCAGGAACATACCATTCTTAGTAGACATAATCCTTTGTTTTACGTTAGTTAATTTCAGACCGTTTACTTAGTGGTTGGTGCTGGAGTGGGCGTGTTGCGCTCACCGAAACCTTCCATAGTCTTGACGAAGTCGTCTGTCTCACTTTCAACGGAGGTTGGCTTGGGTGCTTCCACAAACTGACCGGAGCGGATGAGTTCCTGCTTGAACTCCGTGTAGTCGCTCTCAATCTGTGCGGCAAGAGTGTCAAGGTTTTCTTCCTTGTCAAGATTGTACTTCTCACGGAACTTCGCGGGAATGTTTTTGAGTTTGTCGTGGCTTTGGAGCAATGTGCCGAGGCGTGCCTTCTCCTCGCGTTCAAGGAAAGGTGCGGTCGCCGTGCGGACGGCTTCTTCGATTTCCTTCTGGCGGTTTTCGTTGGCCTTGTTAATCATCTCCTGTACCTGTTCAAACGTCAGGCTGCCCGTCGGGGTCGGGGATGGCTTCGGGTCGGGGTCAGGCTTCGGCTCGACAGGTTTGGGGATGTAGCCCTCGAACTTCTTGCTGGTTTCGGACACACCGCGATTGTACACTGTTTGCATCATCTTTGCGTAACCCTCGGCGGCATTGACGGCGGCGGTAACCTGCTCGTCAGTTGCTTCATCAGTGAGGTTTGCGGAAATGATGTCTGTCAACGAACTCAGTTCTTCTTTCTTGAAACCGTACTTCGCGTAAGACGTTTTCATAGAAGCAAGCACTCTTTCTTTGATACTCATATTATTCCTTTAATGTTTTGGTGAAAAATATCAGTGCAAAGATACTTTTTATCGTGTCTGCGCGGAATAATAATTAAAGACGTGTATAAACAAGTGCGTTTTTCGGCGTTTATTTGACGTTTGAACGGTTTTCTTCGTTTATCCGATAACTTATATGGGCGAATATCAAACACGGCATTGAACAATAAAAAATGCGCCGCCCGAAAGAGCAGCGCATTGCTATTGTTGGCTGGCGGTCATCAAAGAACCACTTCGATACCTTCCGTCAGTTCGTCTTCCGAAGGGGTATCGTTCTTCATGGCTTCTTTCAAACGGGATGTGTACTCGACTTCCAAATCTTCACCTCGCGATTTCTTTTCGCTTGCGATAAGTTGTTCTGCTGCTCGTTTGGCATCACCGAGGTTTTTTATCTCAATCGAGCAGGCGCCAAAGGTCATGGGCTTGAAGTTGTCGTATAGGTTGCATCGGTCATGGGTGACGCATCGCACTTCCGTGTAGGTATCGCCATTGCGTCTCTTCCACTCAGCAAGGCCAAGTACCAACCTGTACTTCCGGGGGGCGTTCGTGAAGTACCTGAAACCGAAGAGAGCATTGAATATCAACGCAAGCCGTTCTGCTCTCTGCTTTGTGCCGTAGTTAGGGGACTTCAAGTTTCTTCCGATGTATGCCGCCACGCTTTTCTTCTTGTCATAGTCGGCGGGCAACTCTCGGTACACCCTGATAATACTACGCATTGAGGGAAAATGCTTTGTGAACTCTGGGTTCTGATGTTTTGCCCAGTTGGCAATCTCTACGAGTTGCTGTACTTTTGTTTTTTCTTCCATTGTTGTATCTCCTATTTATAAAGTTAATAATGTGGGCGGTGTGACCGCCCGTAAATGCTTAAAGAAACTCAATTTCATATAGGTCATCGAGGAAGCACCAGCAGAAATCATCCTCTACCAATTCCACTACCATGAAATCATAGTAGCTATCATGGAGCTTTCGCAGGACGTCCTTTTTCTTCAATGAAGCGAGGTAACCTTTAACCTCTTCCATTGAAAGCCCGAGTTCTCGCTTCGCAGGCTGTGCGACTTCATCGAAGCAGAACTCGCATCCGTCATCGCTGCCCTTAGTTGCCAACTTGCAAAGTTCGTAAACCTTTGCTTCCATTTCGTTCAGTTTCACTTGAATCTTTTTCATTGTTGTATCACTTTTAATTGTTAAACTTATGTGCAAATATAATAATAGAATGTTAAATAGTTGCAAAATAGAATTGAGATTTATGCTATTTTTGCCCAATAGTCGGGATTTTATGCTTTGGTAAGAAAAAATGCCCTACTTTCGCAAGCAAGGCATCCTAAAATCTTAATTATCTTATGTACGAGAGTTTGTTCTTTATCTTATTCGGGTCGCGAGCGTCGTGGTTGCTCAGTCGCAGGACATGATAGCCTAACCTCCATAACCCGTTGCTTCTATTTGTGTCGAGCCGTTTTTGCACTTTCGTGAAGTGGTAGCCGCCGTCAATCTCTATTACTGTTTTCAATGATGGTATGTATAGGTCGGCGAAGTACAATTTTCTTCCTGTATAGATTGGCTTCTGCCTGACGACTCGATAGCCCATAGAGCATAGAATCCGATATGCCGCTTTCTCAGCCTCCGAGCGTTTGGATAGCAGGTCGGCTCGTCGTCTTTTTATCCACGCTTCGTTCATTCGTACTTCTTTTTAGGCCGAAAGTGTGATAAACAACTTTGTTCGCTCAACAATACACAGCGGTCTTGGACGAACGGGCATCGCCCCAAAGTCGGCTTCTTACCATGAACAGTTAAGGTGTGAAAATCTGTCACATCTTTGCAATGCTCACAATCTCGGCAAAACTTAATTTCTTCCGTTTTTTTCTTCTTTTTTGCCACTTTTTTATACCTATAAATTTTAAAAAAAAATATATACAATATTTTTTTAATTTATGGCACTGGAAGCCCAGAGGGTATAACGAGAGTTTTTCAAGGGGCATCCCTGCTCCTTTTGACTCTCGTTGTTCCATGGCGACTGTTGAGCCCGTCGGGAACTACGGCCTAAAGCAAATTCCATTACTTTTCGGCTGACGGTTTAGACAGATGGTTCTGCCCAGCGCTTGGATTATCCGTCTCACAGTCCTTCCTTACCACCCGTGCGCTTCCCCCTTGGTCGGTTTGTTTTAAGTCCAGTGATGCGGGGTACAAACTCTCGTTCAAAACGCTCTCTTACACCAGACTGGGTTGTTTGAAAAGCAATTTTCTTGGTTTTCGGTTGCAAAGTTAATAATAATTCTCGTAAGCCTATCTTAAATTCTCTTTATTTTTTCTCCATGAAGCATAATAAATATTAAATTGCTATTATATAACATAGGAAATGCGACTTTTTCGCGAAAATCATATTATATTTGCACTTGTGAAATTTAGTTTAACAAACAAAGGAGATACAACAATGAGAACGAAATTAACAAAAGCAGAGATTGAGTCTATTAACTCTCTCTACAAGCGAGTGAACAAACTTTGTAGTACGATTGATGACGACAGGGATGTTCAGTTGAACTATGGAAACGGCACGGTGTCAAGTCAACTTAGTTGCGCCAGCGCAGCGCTATGGACTATCCTTCAAGAGTTGGACGAGAATTATTAACTAAATAATATGAAGATATGGAAATAACAACAACGATGGTACGTTTCCGCTATCCCAAAGATGCTATGAAGAAGCGAACCGATAAGGCTCAGCTTTTCCTCTGCGGAAACCGACAGAACCCCGTCAAGGTGTGGGTTCCCTTAAACAAACTGGAGGTGACTCCAGATGATGAAGATGACCGCTACAACGAGGTCGTCATGCCTAAGTGGTTATACCTAAAAGGCGACCTGCCTTTCTACTCCGAAGCGGAGGAGTTCATGGTTACATCACAAGTCCCGCAAGAACTGCTTAATCAGCAATAATACAAGTTTAACAACCTAAAAAAAGAAACAACAATGAAAATTAGTGATTTTGGCACAATGCCAGCAGTAGAGAACCAGCCTAAGGCAGAAGCATCGGTATTGCTTCGGAATGAGAACCAGTTTTTCGACTTCGAAACACAGAAGGTTCAAGTACTAACCCTCGACCAGTTGAAGCGCACCAACAAAGAGAATCGCGGCGACGACCGCTCGTGCCCTCACGGTATCTACCATTTCGCACTTATTCAGCAGGTGCTCGATATGTGCAAGGAGCACGGCTATGATGCGGAGGTCTATGACCTTTTCGCAACAAACAACCGCGACAAGCAGACCCCGGGGGTGAGCCTCTATCCCGAACTGGAGAAAAGGTATGGAGAGAGAGCAGTCGAAGCTCATACCTTACGCCGTGTCTATGCGAACATCCGCTTGAAGGATTTTGACACTCCCGAACTGACGACGAACCTTGCAATCTCCTATACGCAGAAAGGCATACAGGTGGGCTTCGGTCGCAACGTCATCATCTGCCATAACCAAACGATGCTCGGTAGCGGTCGCTTTATCGCCGACCATGCGGCACGACCGGGAATGGCAAAGGTCGGACTTGATACAATCCTCTCCACAATCGGAGGTTGGCTTACGGATGCGGAACATCTGGTCATTTCGGATGATGAGACTATCGAACGAATGAAGAACACTGTACTCACAGCGGAACAGTTATATACGATTTTAGGCCTCCTTGTCACAATCCGAGTTGCAACGGACACGAGCATAAAGTCTATCCGTCGTAACGGCGCTGTCTATCCTCTCAATCAGGCTCAGTTGACAAAGTTCACGGAGTCCCTATTGGTGAAGCAGCACGAAGAAGGAAGAATCACCGCATGGTCGTTCTATAACTGCGCGACGGACTTGTATAAGCCGACATCTGCGGAAACCAACCTGATACTCCCGCAGAACCTGGCGATGATGGAGTTCATGAGAGAGCAGGAAATCTTCGTATAAACCCAGTTCGTTCCTCGGGGCGGTCAATGGTACGGCTGCCCCGAGGTAACGTGTTATCACAATTTAATAACTTTCAAACATGAAAAAGAAAAAACAACAAGAAATTGACGCAATGACGTTCTCGATGCTTGCATCGATTGTCGGGGATGAAGCCGCAAACCAATTTGCAAAGATGGATGAAAAAGAACAACTCATAGCATTGGTTATCCTCGGCTTAAAAGGAATGGGAGCGTCGAAAGACGATGCTATGGCTATAAGCAGAATCTTGCGAATATTATTAGAGAAGGAGGAAACACTGACAGGAGCGCTCATCTATGGTCTCCTGAAGGTAATGTCTGAAAACTGAGTAACGACCTTGAACAGCAAGTAACACCGTTTAATCAACAAAATAAAGAAATTATGAGCAATAACAAATTAACTGAGGCCGAGTTAAAATCACTTATGGCAGAAATCTTAAACGAAGAGGCGGCTGACCGCTTCTTCAAAATGAGCGAAGGAGATAGGTTAATCGCCCTTCTTCTTATGAATCTGAAATTCTCTTTAAACCCCAAAAGAGCAGACCTGCTGACGGTTGCCTACATTCTCCAGGAACTCATGAAAAAGGACGATGAACTCACGGGTGCACTTATAGTAGGTTTTGTCAAGATGCTCGATAGTAGAATGAAAGACGATAATCAAGTAGAGAACTAACGACTATGGACAATCTGAACATCGACTTGAACTTATTAAAGTTCGAAAACGCCTTTATAACTGATATACAAGGCAAAAAAGAAGTGAAACGATGCGTGTGCATCCCAGTGGCTGAAAACGACATCTTCGTGAGTGTAGACCAGCAGACAGGCAGGGCGAAAGCCGCCTACTTGCACATAACGGCGTGGAAAAGCCGTGAAGAAAAGTACGGGCAAACGCACTATATCACTCAGTCTTTTTCGAAGGAGTACCGCGAAGCCCATCCTAACATGGAACGGAAGCCTATCCTCGGCAATGGAAAGCCAGTAGAAACAAAGGAAGTCTCTCAGCAAGTACAGCCGCAATATCAGCCGCCCGTTGGTGAAAACGTCACATTATCAGAATCAGATGATGACCTACCATTCTAATCAACCCTTTAAAAAGAAATAATATGGAATCAATAGGAGCACAATGGTTCGTCTGCAAGGTTCGTTACGATAAGCAGATGGAAGATGGAATGCAAAAGAAAGTGACCGAAAGCTACGTCATTGACTCTCTCAGTTTTACGGAAGCAGAGGAACGAATCACGGAAGAAATGCAAAACTACATACTGGGAGAGTTTGAGGTGAGGGACATCACTCTCGCCCCTTACTCAACCATATTCTTTAAGGATTCCCCCGCGAACTATTGGTACAAGGTTAAAGTACAGTTTATCTCGCTGGATGAAAAGACCCTGAAAGAGAAGCGTAGCAGTTCCCTCTATCTTGTCAATGCGGAGTCGTTAAAGGATGCCGTGGCAAGTATCAGTGATAGTTTTGGCAAGAGCATGATTGATTATGTAATCTCGTCAGTGGCCGAAACCAACATCATCGAAGTATTCAAATACAAGAAAGGATAAAGTGCGGAACAAGGACACAACGAAAGCAACAATGAAAAGAAAACGGAGAGTTCGGGTCGTCATTGACGGCGCGGCTCTCGTTTTTGAGTCAATCAAGGAAGCGAGTGTTAACACTGGCATACACCAAGTTTATATCTGCCGTTGTTGCAAATATCTTTTACCGCCATTTAGAGGGCATTTATTCCGTTACGAATGAAGTACGACGAATTTATACGGGCTGAACTTTTGAAACGTTCAAATCGCAGGAAACCCCGTCATATCGAAAGTAATATCCAACGTGGCTGCGTGGAATGGTTTCGGTTGGCGTACCCCGAGTACGTTATCTTCTCCATTCCCAATGGAGGCTCACGGAATAAACTGGAGGCAAGCAACCTAAAAAAGGAAGGTGCTCTCGCAGGTGCATCCGACCTTGTGATAGTCGCTGAACGTGCTGTATTGTTTGTCGAAATGAAAGCCCCGAAAGGACGGCAGCAGGAAAGCCAACGACAATTCCAAGAGAAAGTAGAAAGACTTGGGCACCAGTATATCATCTGCCGCGGGGTGTCAGAGTTCAAACTGAAAGTTGAACGGTGGTTAAAGGATAAGTTCGAATATGGTGTAGCAACAGAAACTGAAAGAATATGAACAATAAAAAAAGAAGAGCAACGGGGCATGTCGATTGCAACGGCAAGCCCATTTATGAAGGAGACATCGTTAAGGTCGGTCTTGTACGAGGACCTGTTGTTTGGGATGGCCGAATGGAAGTCTTTTTTTATGGGTTACACACATGGGATTCCATGAATGAACGTACCCGAAACGAAATAGAGGTAGTCGGTCAGAGGCAAGACCCCGAAGATTATGTATGCTATCTGGGATAATGAAGATTAAAACATATGGGCAATGGGGAAAAATTAGATAAAAGATGCCCCGCATCCGCGGAGCACCGAAACATTATCCTTATATTTGCACCCGAGTTTAACACCAAATAATACAACAATGGAAATGAACATAGAAAACGCGCTCGCCTGTGCATCAAGGATGCTCAGAAGCGGCAATGTCCAAGTAGAAGCAGGACGAAAGAATGGTGTCTATCGTTGCACCGTTACAAGTGGGAACGAACAAGTGTCGCTGACAAAAGAAGGCTTTCTCGAAGCCATGGTACGCGCCGGACTGCTTCATAAAAACTAAGAGAGAAAAATGCGAATAGAACAGTATTATATTGCTAAGGACGGAACGAGATTTCGCGACCCGTTCGAGTGTGAAAGATACGAAGCATCGCTCGGGAAAGAGGTTGGCACTCTCGGTTGGGCGATGGAATACTTGAAAGCCGACAAAGAACAGTATGTGTCGGGAGTCGCGTTAGTCTTACACAAAGGGAATATCAGTCCGTTTTGCTTTGTCACGATGAACATCGAAGGATTCTTGGGAGATTATGTAAACGTAGAAAATTTGGAAGAAGAAAAGCGGTATACCACTTGTACTGTTGGTGAAATGATAGAGATTCTTAAAAACAGCAGCATGGATGCCTCCGACCTATGCCAATTTACTTTGTTTATTTCTGATACCCTCAGGCAGGAAAATTCACGTATTATCTCTTTCCAGAATGATAAACTGTGGAAGGAAAGGAAAGCGGTTATCGAAAAACAGAACGAAGATGATGAAAAATGAGCATAATATCTACCGTAGCGACATGAACACGGAAAGCGTGCCAGGGAAGTTCATCCGACATAAGGATGGAATAGAGGTGTTCACAAATGATGGCAACGTCAAGGCCATACTGAGGAGAACCGTAAACCTCTTGCACGAAATAGAGCAGGTGACGTTCTCCGCCAGATTCTATGTACGGGAAAAGGATGGGTGGATAGAAACCCTTACGACCCACTCTTATCAGTCGGAGAGGGAGTTCATGGTGGAGATAAGCAAAACCGAGGACTTTTCGATGGCTGCACGTGAAATGAAGGAAGAACTAAAATAGTTAAACAATTAAACAAAGACATAGTATGACACAAAGAAATCAACTGATAAACGCCCAGAAGGAAATCATGAGGGCAGGTAGAGAATTATCTTCGGCGAAGATGCGACTCGAAGGAACCAAGTTCGCTGTAGATATGAGGAAGCTATGGGAGTTGCTATCCTCCATAAATTCAAGTTTAATCGATGAAATAAAAGGGAAATGATATGGATATTACAACGATTGTACCACAAATAGTGAACGCCGTTAGGCATGAGAGAAACAAACTATCATTGCAAAACCCCGTTGTCGAGATAACGGCAGACGCGTGGTCACGCATGGTCGGCGGCGAGAAGTTCTACTCAATTAAGTTTGCCGGGCATGAGTTCAGAACCCCCGACGCATCCCCGTACCATGTCTTTGATTTCGGGAAAGCCATTGAAGAAGCTGCCGCGATATTGAGCAAAAAGAGAGGGTATCATATATCGGTTATCAGAAAGCCGTTTTACTACCAGACGCGTGACTTCTGGGGGATGGTGACGGAAAGCGAAACAATCCCTTTAGGCATTGCGCTGCTGACGGCACCTTGCCAAGACTTCGTTACCCTTGCAAAGACACTCGAAAAGGCGTGTGGCCTTACTGTAAACCCGACAGACCTTTACAGCGTTTCAGTCGTAGGCAAGCGAGGAAGAGACTATCGCGAGAGTGGGCAAAAAAACTTCTTCGCTTATGACATTGGCAAGTGCAAGAAGGTTATCGATTGGATAAGAGAGAATAAAAAAGCAGGGAATATACTCCGAGCCTCTATCGAATCCCTCATAGATGCGGAAGACCGTGATTATTCCATACGGCATGAAACGGAGAGTTACGGGACAAAGCACCAGTACTTGCTCCTGACGTTATTTACCAACGGAGGGAAGAAGAAAAAGGAATTTCCAACGCTATACATCTGACATAATAATCTTACGTTGTTTTCTTTGGCGTGTAGTCCGTGAGGATAGCACGCCCTTTTTATCGTATGAAATAGATAGGCCGCAAGGGCATGAGACACTTGTCTTTCTCCGTCAGAGATTGATAACACGCAATCCATAGACGTACAAGTTCATCGCCATCTATTAAACGGATATTGTTCTTGCTTTCGCGAGCAAACCGCAGCGACTCTCCCGTGAAACGTCCAGAGGTCACGACCATGCCTGTGTCGGCATCCTTTTTCAGAAGGGCGGCAAGGCTCCTTACTGTGATGACTTCAAGAGTAGTGGTCGGCTGATGCTTTACTTGAACGATGAGCCGTCCTCCTATGCCTGCTGCATTCTCATAGGCGACTACATCTATCCCGCCATCCTTTCCTTTCGGTGCGACAAAGGGTGTGTAGTACCCCATGCCCCTCAGCAGTGCGGCAACGAGGTCTTGAAACTCGTAAGGGTTCATGTGACGGATGTGCTCCTTTATTCCGTCCATAGCCTGACTTTCTATATCCTCGATTTTCATACTCTCCGTAGGAACGGGTATTTCCGCGATTTCGCTGCCCATATCTTCGCTCTCGCCATTTTCCTTGGCCCAAATACGATATGCCGTTCGCGCCGCGTTAAAAACGTTCTCAGGCGATTGCGCGAGCATCTTTTCCCCGTCAGGGGTCAGATACCATACGCCATTGTCTTTTTTGATGAATCCGGCACGTTGATAATCGGATGAGTAAAACCCCATGTTCACCTCCCAGCGTGGCAGGGTTGTTTTCTCCGATGGTCTTTCAAGTTCCCACTCGGTGAAGTTCATCGATGTATCTTCCCGTATAAGATTTTTTATCTCAGACAGTTCCAATGCTCCACCGTGCTGTTGGAGCAAGCGCATGGCCGCGTACATGGTCTTCATGATGACTGCTGCCGACTTTGATTGTTGCTTCGTTTGTTCCATAGCTGCTCGTACTTAGGATTTTGTTTGCAAAGATACAACAACTTCCGCACTATTATATCATATTTTATTTAATAACTCTTAAAATCGGAAAAATTATGATTAAAGAAGTATAAAAATTATATCTAAATTCTCGTAAAACTATGATAAACGAGAATAAAATAATAAATTTGCACATAAGTTTAACATTTCACAATAAAGGAGATACAACAATGAAAGAAACTATCGAAAACTTAAAAGAGATTTTCGCCGACAAGCGCGAACGCAGGGAGTTCATCGGAAGCATGCTTTGCTTGCTTGGCTACCTTGCCTTTACTTACATCGTAATCAGCATTTTTTCAAACTAAAGTTTAACATCAAACAGTACAACAATGAGTGAAACAACAGCACTGGCATTGACTCAGCAGGCTGAGGTCAAGCCGCAAACTAAAGTATGTCCGGGCTGCGGACGGGAACTTCCTCTAAATGCTTTCTACAAGCACAATTTATCCGAGGACGGGCTCACGAAACTATGTAAAGAGTGCGCCCATCGGCGGGGTGGCAAGAGAAAAAAGACTTCGGTCAACCCGTTGGAGAGGTTCACGGCACGTGAGCTGATGCACGAACTTAACCAGCGCGGTTACAAGGGTGAACTCACCTACACGGAAGTGAAAGTACATAAGATGAACCTCAAAGACTTTTGAACTATGGGAGGAATAAGAGTAAGCAAAGAGTATGGGCTGAACCCTTCGGTGTTATGCTGCGAATGCTGCGGCAAGGAGTATGGTGTCGGGCTTTTCGGAACAGGTATCAAAGACCGACGTACAGGCAAGACCGTGGAAGCACCACACAAGATGTCACGCGGATTATGTGATGATTGTAAGAAAGTGGTCGACCAAGATGGGCTTTTGATTATAGAAGTTCGCAATGGTGAAACGGGCCCTAACCCTTATCGCACTGGCAGGATTGTAGGAATCACGAAAGACGCGAAAGAGCGTAACTTCAAGGACATCAAGTCGAACTTCGCGTACATGGAGGAGACCATTTTCTCAAAACTGTTTAACGAACATATATGAGTATGACTGCGGCAGAACAGAGATTCTTTGAAAGCGTACCAGCTCGCTTAAAAGGAATGGAAAAGCACCTCGCCAAAATATCGGAACTCCTGACCGAGTTGATTGACTATCTGAGGCGGGACGATAATGAACAATCCATAAACGACGACACATTATGACACAACAGGCAAAGAACTCGCTGGAACTCTACAAAGGAGGCAATCCGGCAACAATCGAACAGTTGCTCACCATGCAAAAAAGTTCGGTGGTCGAAGAACTGAAAGAGTATTTCCAAGAGAGAGACCTTAGCGTACTCGCGGTGAAGCTCTCAATCGGTAAATGAACGAAAGGAAAGAGTGCCCTCGGTGGGGCACTCTTTTTGTAAGAACCAATCAAATCAAAGAACGATGAAATCAACAGAAGAATTTAAGAAAGCTATCAAGGCGTACCTTGACAAGCGAGCAAGTGAGGATGTGCAATTTTGCAAGTCCTATTTCAAGGAGAACAAGAACATCGATGAGTGTTGCAACTTCATCCTGAACACCGTCAAAGAGAGCGGCTGCTGCGGTTTCGATGACAGCGAGATATATGGTATCGCCGTTCACTATTACGACGAGGATGACCTCGACCCGAAGTATCTCAAACAAATCAGTGGCAACGTGGTCGTGAACCATAAGCCCGTGCTGACGGCCGAGGAAATGGATGAACTTGCGAAGAAGGCGAAGGAGGACTATTACAAGGAGTGCCTACGCAAGCAACGTGAGCAAAACAAACCGAAGAAGAAGGCCGTTGAGAGCGAGCCGAACCAGTTAAGTCTTTTTTGATATGAGGAAGGCGTTATTGCGAGGAACGAGCAGAGGAACTAAACAAATTAGTGTATGAAACCGAAGACAAAGATAGAAAAAGAGGTGGTCGCTCTCAGTCGTAGCATGAAGCGAGTGACCGACAGCCAGATAGAATGGATGCGGAAGCAGGCTGACTATTCAAGCACACATAGATACAACGGGAAACGAGCCGATATAAGGCATTATATCATCGTGACAGTGAAAAGCGGCTGGCAAGTGTTGCGCCACTACTATTCCTACGTGTATTTCAAGAGAAAGAAATACGATAGCATCAACGTGCGCCTGGTCATGGAGGAATGGTTCAAGGATGGACAGTACGTGTTCCTTTCCTTGACCCGTCAAGGACTCGGCGGGGTTCAAGATGCATGGTGTATGTATGGGGAATTGGAAGTGCGACGTGGAGAGTGTGAAGGCTACTTCCTCTGCGACCCTCGTTCCCTTGGTTACAGCAAAGTGAGGTATGTCCGATTGCAAGAACCCTTTCGTTACATACCGAGGGACGAAAAATGCGATGAACATATCGGAAGGATGTTCCGTGCACTGAACACAAGCCCGTTCAATGAGACACTCTACAAACAAAACCGCGATGCATGGGACTGGAGTGACCGTAATGATTTCATCTACGACGCGGAGAAAACAGCCGCGTTGAAGATTGCCATCAGACACGGCTATGACTACCGTCATGTGGAGTGGAGGGATATGATAGATAACTTGCAT